GAAACATAGGTGATTATTCCTAAATAATTGTTATCTTGCATAGAAATAAAAAAACCTTTAAAAATGAATAGAATATTTACCTTATTTATCGCTGTATTCAGCATATTTTCAATCACTTCATGCAGTAGAAACTCTGACACGGAAGAAGTAGAAGTTATCAAAAACTATATTCCTGAACAACATGTAGGAACTTACGATGTTCACTATGTTTCAGAGTCAGGACAAAAATCTGCCGTTCCTGCTGGTACATACTACATCACAATTAGAAGGGATAATGTATTTACTTGGAAAACACAAAAAGGAACATTCACTGAAACGGCTATAGGCTCAACAGAGGGTGGATACCCATTTGTTTTTAGCAATAAAAGCACCAGAGTAGATTTAAGACCAATAGTATATAGAGGCAGTGACTACATAGAAATATGGATAGAAGACAAAAAAGGATTAGGCAGAGGAGGAGTTTACTACTGCACTAAAAGAAGATAAAAAACAAAACACCTTTAATTAGGTGTTTTTTTGTTCCCATAAGCAGGGATGCTCGGAGGTTAGATGCCATTCTAATTCTCCTTTTTCGTTATAAAAGCCTCGCTCGTGGGCTATATGGTTAGGGTTTTCGCCCTTTGGTACATAAGCCACCACAAGACCTTTATCATCAAAGATATGATAGATAAAAGTGCGCCCATCTTCATTAAACTCACGAAGCCTCGCACACTCGCTCTTGGTTATCGGCTTACTGCAATTACACGCCATTGTTTATAATATCTAATATCTTTTTCCTTATCTCTGGCTTATTGTCCAACTGAAACTGATAGCCTTGCTCCTCGGTTACCCCCAAGTGTCTTTTTCCAAGTTTGCTGTGCAGCCATTGAGCTTTTTCATTCTGCAAGTCATTCTTGAAGAAGATAACGGCTGGATGTATGATAACATCTACAAAACTCTGATATTGTCCTGTCACTCGCAAATCCCAAAAACCCCTATTATTTGGGTTAATAGAGGTTTTGAAATGTGCATATTCAGGGTCTTTATAGGAGGGCATATCATTACCCTCACTATCTTTCCCCTGCATAAGGTTTTCCTTATTTAGATTTACCAGCTCCTTTTTTCTCCCTTCCATTGTCGTCCGCATTATCTCCGGCAACGCTCTTTTCGCTGCCTGAATGCGCTTCAGCAATGTTATCGGATTGATTAGTTTCTCGCTCATGTCTAAATAAAGGTTTCAAATGTCTCTCTACATCTTCCTCGTTAAGAGTAGGGTATATCCCCAAGATGTATTCCTTGGCTTCTTTCTTACTTTTGAAGTTTTCCATGTTTCCAAAAGTATAAGCCCCAATTTTTAGTTCCATTATACTACGGATTTTAGTTCACTTTCTCCTGTGTAGTAGTTCGTGTCAAGGCTGATTACTCTCAATCCATTATCAGAAGTAATGAACCTTACTTTCTTACCAGTAGCAAGAGCCGAGTGAGTAAGAGTGTATTCCTGTGCAGATGCATCGTAGGCAACATTCGTGATGTTACTAATCACGCCATCTTCCTCTATCTTCCACTTACCAGCATCTGTAAGACCTGTTACATTGGCATTAGAGAACGCTTCTGTTACTTTCACTTTGGTAGTTGTCGCAGTGTTTGTAAGCACACCAGTAGAAACTGCCAATTTGATGATTGGATTGATTTCATTGAATGAAAACTCATCACTTTCAAACACATTTTCAGATTTTTGCCAATAAATCATAGCATCAGGTAAGATGTCCACTTCTAATGTAGAGCCTGACACTTCCGAAGTAGTTTTTAACTTCTTAACTCCTACAAACAATTTACAAGCAAAGCCCATCAACTTACCATTTGCTTTAATCGCAAAAAGTGCAGAACCATCTTCAAAGATTGGCACAAAGCTGTAATTGTCGCTGTTGTCCAATTTTGCCAATTCGTTTTGGAACGAAGAACCTTTGTCAAAGGTAAATCTGTATCCTTTTGTCCCAGGGATAGAACGGCTTCTCTCTTTTCTTACAGATGTGTTGTAATCTGCCTCTTGGTCGTTATCTTCCACATTGAAGAAAGATATTTTACCAATGAATTTATCTTCTTGGATAATCTTATCCAACGCTGTCTTGTTGAAAGTTGCAGGGTCTATTTCCACTCTTCTGTCAAGAAGTGCAAACCCTGTAACCAATTTCTCTCCACAAAATGCACCTCCAAGTCGTGCTATCATCTCTGCTGAACCGCAGAAGCTTTGTTTTAACATAAGTTTTTAAATTTTAAATGGTTTAACATTTACGCATTCATTGTCTATATTCAGACTGATATCCAGCACTATCGCATCCCATATGTCAGGCGTAGTGGTCGTTTGGCTTCCTCTCTTGTTTCCGTAGTCCCTCTCTCTACTTGCTAATTCTGAAATATCATTGAAAGGCAGTGACACAAACGAATAATTATCCTCCTCAAAAGATACTCCGTTAGTCTTTCTTATCTTATCCAAGAAAGAGCCTAATAAAGGCAGTAGCACCTCTTTAAAGGTAGATTTAAACCTATCCTTGTAAAAGGCGTGTTCCGAACCTAATGTAATGAAGAAAAACCTCATACCTTTGAGTTTGGTCTTTTGTCCTTTTACATCGTGAACTACGCTGTATCCTGTTTGCAGCCAAATTACAGGGTATTTCTGCTTCTTGCTTTGGAGCAGTTTCCAAAGCTCAAACAAATCCGCCTCGCCATAGTTTGCTGTGTATTCTTTGCCTTTGAAACTCACTTTAAAGGCATCCTCAAACAAGCTGTACAGCAGTAAATTGTGGTTTATCATCATAGTCCAAATTCATTTGTTATTTCCCCACCGAATTTCAGATAATTAGCATCAAATAGAGGATAGTCCTCTACATTATCCAAAAGATACCTTACGAGCGAAACATAGCCGTTTGTAGGCTTAAAACCGCGGTAGTCTATCCCTCTTCCTAAATTCCAATAAGGGTTTCCCTCCAATGTCAATCCACTTCTATCACTCCTTACTTCTCTGTATAACTGATAGATGAAATCGTTATATATCCTCGCCATTTTAGGAGAGATGCTTACCGCGGTGCCTACTTTAGTATCTATCTTCGTTTGCCCAAAAGCTGTAGTTTGGGTTACATTGTGCATATTATAGACTACATAGACTATATACGCCAGTAGCGACTCCTTTTGTTTTTCTTGGATTAAACCTTTCCAAACCAAAGTTTCTTCCCTGCCGTTAGTCTCACTGGTGTAAGTCTTGCCGTACAGCAAGTCCTTATAATTTTGTGGCAGGTTAGTAGAGTCCTCCTCGTATTTAGCCTTGAAATCAAGCCACATTTTGACACCAAAACTGAAAGACAAAACTTCTTCCTCTACCTTGTCAATCAACTCATCTAAATTCACCGCAGTGGCGTTTTCATCAGGATTTGGCTCATTCAGGTTAGGAATAAGCAAATCGCCTTTAAAATATGTTTTGTCTATCAGCATTTAGTATCTATTTTTCAGCTTGTTCTGTATCTTTACTTTCTTCTACTTTTGCAGGTTTCTTACCTTTACTTTCTTTGCCTACTTGCTCAAAAAGTTCAGCTTCTAAACCAGCCTGTATTACAGTCTCATCCAAGATGTCTAAAACTGCACCTTTCTTATGGTCGCCCCATTCTCTTAACAATTTTACTTCCATATTTGTTTATGCTTTTGTAATTCCTGTTTTGATTGTAGCAATGTCATCGTAGATGAATGCTTTCTCATCAAGTTTTTTCACGAACGCGTGGAATCTTGATTCTCCCAAGATTACGAATTGGTTCTTGATAAAGTCATCATTTATCCATCCGATTCTCACTGTATAAGAAAGGTAGTCAGTGATGTTATACTTGCTAAGGTCTCCCACGAAGATTTTACCTTGTGGAATAGACTCATCAGACTTGATGACCATTCCTCCGATTACCACTGTGTTGAATAGCGAAGCCGTTGGATACAATGGTCTTCCATCGTTGTCTTTTGCTGCTACTAATTCCAAGTAGAAATCTGATGGATTCACAAGCACCAAGTTTGCCATATATGGAGTTTCATCCTCGTAGTTGTGAGTTGTAGCAATATCTGTTACCGCTGCATTCACTACATCCATGAAGTTAGGTTTTACCACTTTTAGTGCCATAGAGCCTGCAACGAACGCACGACCATATTTTGTTGCTCCTTTTGGATTTTCCCCAGCACCATCACCGAACAAGATAGCCTTGTTTTTGAACAAATCGTGCTTTTTCTTCAAGTAGTCTTTTGCCACACCTTCCAATCCTTTGATGTCGTAAACAGACTCTTCTGTTAAGTGCATCCAAGCAGCGATTTTCTTTGGCTTCGCAAATTCTGTTGAAACCTTGAAGTCAATCTGTGGTTTTTTGTTCCCCTCTGCCACAAACTCGTAGTTTCCATCTTTCGGAACTACCTCTGTATAAGCGTATACAGGCTGTGAAGTAGGCAATACAGACACGAAGTTATCAATGTCCATTCCACGAAGATTAACATTAGAAACAGGCGCAATTTGAGTTCCTAAGATATTAGGAGCCGTTCCAAATGTTACAGCACCAGTAGTGATTGGCGCAGCTTGTTTGAACTCAATCTCCACCACACCTGATTTAGACTCGTAAGCCTTTTTAATCGCCTCGTGGTTTTTCTTTATTGCTTCTATTAAAGCCTCTTCTGTAAGACCTCCTTGTGTAGCTTTGATTTCTTCCACAATTCTCAACACATTGTCAATAGACTGCTGTGTTTCTTTCTCTTTTTCAGAGATAACATTTTCAATCCCAGTTTTTAGGGTTTCCAATTCTGCTTCTCTTTGGCTTTTTTCAAAAGCCTCTTTGTCAGCGAAATACTTTTCTTTTTCCTCATCTGACATCTTTGCAATTTCTGTTAAAGATTTCTTTTCAAAATTCATTTTCTAAAATTTTAAAGGGTTACTAAATAGTTTTCAATCACACTTTTAGGAGTGGAATTATCCGAGTCCTCTTTTGCAGTAGAAGTGTCAGTGACGGGTTCTACAAGTATCGTTGGAGTGGCGAAGTTGCTTCCTTTGACAACTGCGCTTCCCTCTATTATCTTTTGTTCTGTTACAGCCCAGAAGTAGCCGTATTCATCTACATCTTCCTTATTTACAATATCATTGTAATACTTATCCCAAACAGCTTTTTCTTCTTTATCCCATTCAGCATCTGAATTGATAGCGAGTTCCAGCTGTATGTAGCGAAGCCCTGCCGAATGTTCCTTTACATAGCCTTTGGCGTATTGACCGAACATATAAGGGTTTCTGTCCTTTCTTAATGTGGCATAGAATACCAAACACTCTGTTTCTCCAAGGTAGTTGAAGCCCAAGTCTTTCCAGTTGAATTTCTCTACTCTTACTTCCACTTCATCGCTGATGATGTTCTCAAAATTCATCTTGTGTTCTTTCAGCAGGTAGATATTCTTGGAGTTTTTGGCTGTTCTATTCCAGCTTCCGTTAATGGAAACATCTCCGTGGGAATCATAGATGTTGGTAGAGTTGATAACTGCCTTTACCCTGATAGTGTTTATCTCTTCAGGTGACACTTCTGCTGTTTTAATCGTTTCGCCCTTTTCATTTATGGCAAAAGAAAACGCAAAAGGGTCTGACAGCTTCACTGCCATTTTCTTCTGTGAAATAAGGAAGTTCTTATTCTCTTTCAGGAACTTGAACATATCCTCTTTTGTTTCGAATGTTCTGTTAGGAATCTCTTTTGCTCTTATCATCATTTCTTCACGATTTGTTTTTTCTCTAAAATCTTTTGTTTCTCTTTCAGACTCTGCACCAGTTTAGGATTGGTTTTAGAGTCTTTCAGTTTTTCGTTTATTTTCTGTGTGTTTTTGTCCATTACTGATTGTTTATAAAGTCCTCAAAGCCTCGCTCTTTGACAAACTGCTCAAAGTCACTGCTTACGCCCAATTCCTGCGCCTTTTCAAACGCTCCTAAAAGCGATACTAATGCTTCTGCCTTAAACTTAAAGCCCTCGTTTTTGAGCTTGGTTTTAATTGCGATTACACTCGGCAGGTGGTCGTATGTTCCTATCAGCCTTGTTCCTCGTTCCTTGAAGTATTTAGGCGACTTGTTGGTCAGTTCTTGAAGCCAGTTGTCTGTGATAGTTTTTACATTCCCTAAAATGAATTTAGCCTCTGCAAACTGCTGATTTTCATAGGTGCTACCACCGAAAAAGTCTTTTGGTATCAAATACCTGTTTCGGATGTTTTCCTTGGCATTCTCCTGCATCTCTATGGTTTGCAGCTTCTTATTGTCCCTTGTAAGGTCTAATCTTTCTAGTGTTTCGTTCGTAGCGATAACATCGCCAGCCTTACCCATTCCAGCGCCATATCTTCCTCTTCCGTTGAGTTTACTCTCTATATCGTTCTTTTGGTCTCCACTCAAAGGCGCAATCCCTGCTCCTGTTGCCTTTCTGCTGATGATAGTATTCACAGGATTAGAAGTAAGGAAACACATCATATCCTCGCTGTTGAGGATTGTCTGAATAGAGTAGAGGATAGAAGAAATCCTTGATATAGGATTGAAATACATGTTCTTTGCTCCATCTCCTCTGTAATTCTTCCTTGCTATGGTATCGTAGAAAAAAGCCAACTCGTGCAGTTCTCTTGTTCTCTGCACACCATCAGCAAGGGTTTCTATTACCTTTAAAGTCTTTATTTTGTCCCTTGTAAGTGTGTAAGGGTCTTTTATCTCTGGAAACTTGATATTGTTAAAATCCAAGTTGTAAAGCGAAGGACTTGCCCTTAAATTGCCATTCTTGAAGAAGTTGCCGTATTGGATAGACATTCCAGTAGTGAGCAGATTAACCACCATTTCTTTGATGAAATCAGTCTGATTTTGAAACTCGTTTGGCTCGTTGAGGAATTTCAGATACTCGGAATTATCCACGGCTTCGCCCTTGTCATTTACTTCTTGGATTCTCACTTGTGAAGCAAAATCTGCATATAGATTGATGCAGTCAGAGAGGAAAGTGCCATCTATATAGTAAGCCTTATAATCTTCCTTTGGCGAAAAATAAGTTTTCCCTATGCCCAAAAACGATAACACACCCATACGCTCGGTTTCGTAGTTATAGGAGTGCGTGCCATTGCTCAACCTTGCATAGATAGGCGCAACGCTACTGCCCATAAACGCAGACTTAAAAGCCGATATTCCGTTGTCTATTCTCGTTAAAATTCCCACAGCAACATTCTTTTGACAAATATAATATATTATTCTTATTTAGACTAAATAAAAATAAGTAAATTTGTGAGGATAATAAAAACACAAATGAAACTCTACAAAGATTCCAAGGAACTGCCACTATTCAACTATGAAAGAATCACAGAAACAGGCGATTACAACTATATGATAAAAGGATATGATGGCGAGGAATTGGAGGAAAACGAAGACCTACAAAAGGAACTGAAAAGTAAGTTTAACGACATCATCCGAGAATATAGCATATCCATTAACGCCAAGACCAACGACCTGCTGATGCTGGGAAGTGCCGAGATAGCGAAAATCAACTTTATCAAATTCACTACACTGCTGGCAATCGTGGAGATGAAAGAAAGACAGAATGCATTAAGGCAGGAACTTGGACTGCCTGAACATTGGGAGGATATGAAAGAAGCCCTTGCACAAATCAAAATTCGTAAGAGCGACAATCTGCAAGAGCAAAAGAAATACATAGAGGAGAGAATAGCAATGTGGCAGACCAACCTTGACAAGGCGATGCAGAACATTGAGAACAACAAGAAAGAAGCACAGGATAAAGAGCCAGCCAACATCAACGATGCCATTGTGAGTATTGAGATGATTTTAGAGCGAACAATAGACCTAAACAAGACCAGCCTTTATCGATTTGGGAAGATGCAGGAAATGGCGATAAAGAAAGTAGAATTACATAACAAAAAAATAAAACCTTATGAGTGATAAATTAGCCGTAATTCAGGCGGAGGAGACCGTAAAAGAACTGGAAAAGTTAGAGAAAGAAGTATCAGACCTTATAGGTGTATTCGACAAGTTAAACACAGCCGTAGACCAAACCAACACTAAACTGAACAGAGGAACGCCAAAAGAGACCATTGAGGGAATAAAAGACTTGGATGGCTATTCCAAAGAGTATATGCGAACGCTCAAAGATATGGCGACCATAGAGCAGAAAACACAGCAGATAAGACTGACCAATGCAAGAATAACCACCGAACAGGCACGAACAGCAAAGGAATTGGCAAACCAGCAGAATGCCGAAGCACGAGCAAAGAAGCAAGTCCTATCATTACAGGAGAAACAGAAAAAAATCCTGTCTGAAAGTATAGACCCCTATAAAAAGTTTACAAAACAGGTGCTGGATGCCAAGAACAAAGCAAAAGACTTGGCAGCGCTGATGGAACTTTTAGAGCAAGACTTTAAAAACGGTAAGATAGGGGTTTCTGCCTATGAGAAAGAACTATCTAAACTATCCAAAGAATTTACAGAGGCTAAACTCAAAGCCGTAGGATTAGACTCTGCGCTGAAAAAGATAGACAAAAGCGTAGGAGATAACCAGCGAAATGTCGGAAACTACCAGTCAGCACTTAACGGAATGGGTAGTGGCTTTGGTGGAATGATGAGCCGTGCTGGTTCTATCGCTGGGGGTATCATTATGGCAGACGGTGCAAGAATGCTTGGCGACATTGCTGCTCAATCTTATGAGACTGTTCAGAAACTCAACGCTGTGAATTACGCAATGAAAGAAGTCTTCCAAACAGAGGAAGAAGTAGGTTATCAAAAGGAGTTTCTTTCAAGCGCTGCCGAAAAATATGGGCTGGAACTTATCAGCCTTACGGACTCCTACACCAAGTTCAGCGCGGCAGCAAAGAATACAAGTTTGGAGGGCGAGAAAGCCAAAGAAGTATTTGAAGCCTTTGCTGGTGCTGGTGCTAAACTCGGTCTTCCTGCTGAACAGATAGAGGGAGTTTATACCGCCTTGGAGCAAATGGTATCCAAAGGGAATATTCAAGCAGAGGAATTAAGAGGGCAGTTAGGGGAAAGATTGCCTGGGGCGATGAAGATATTCGCTGATGCTATGGGCGTATCCACTTCCGAATTGGATGATATGCTGAAAAAAGGACAGGTAGTAGCAGGGGATGTATTGCCAAAAGTAGCCGAAGAGCTTAAAAAAGTCTATGGACTTGACACTATTGACAAGATAGACACCCTCGCTGGCGCACAGAACAGGCTCAAAAACCAATGGACAGAGTTTTTGGACACCCTTTCTACTAACAAGGATTTTATCAATGCTATTGCTGATGTTTTAGAAATCGCCAGAGGTCTATTGGAAGAGTTTCTTGATTTAGCCATTACAGGAGGAGCAGATGGCGTGAGTGTAATGGGTGAGCTGAAAGATGTCTTTGAAGCCGTAGGCGATGTGATTAACGCGCTGACAGGTAATCTATTTGATAACGGTAAAGGCTGGGATTTGGTTAATTTGGTGGTTAATCAGGTTAAAACCAATCTCGTGGCTATTAGCACTGTTATTAAACTTGTTATCAAGGGTATAGAGTATTTTGTGAAGTCTATCAAAGATGCCATATTCGGAACAGAGGATGCTATCAAGATGTTGGGAGATTTTGGTTCTATCATTGACACCACGAAAGAGAAACTATCAAGCCTAAACAAAGAAAATACTGCGATACTTTCAGGCGATGAAAAAGCACTGGAAAATCTTAAAAACCAAAAGGAATTAGAAAACAAACTTATTGAAGCAAGGAAGAAAGGGCAGAAATACTTTGTTCATAATAACTTTTGGAGAGAGACCGCTGCAAACGGAAAATTCACTAATAAAAGAGCCAACGAATACACTTATGTAGATGGCGAACTTGTGCCAAGAAGTAGCATCAAGGTAGTAGCCCCACCAAAGGCAGGAGATGATAAAGCGAAGAAAAAGAAAAAGACACCAAAAGGCAGGGTAAAGAAAGAGAAAACACAGGAGCAGTTAGACAAAGAGGCTTTTGACAAGGCTCGTAAAGAATTGGATTTTGAGCATAACGAACTATTAGAGAAGTTCCGAAGACAACGAGTAGAGGCTCAAAATGAACTTACAGGCTATGACCTTTTGGTAAAGGAAATAGAAATAGATGGGCAGGTTATCAAAGAAAAGGATACATACTACACCAAACTGCTTGACCTCGCAAAGAAATACAAGCAGGAACAAAGGGAAATAGAGTCCCAAAAGTCCAAAGACCTATTCGATGAAAACGAAAGTCAGCAGGATAAGATGAGGCAACTCAACCAAGCACTGCTTGAAAAGAACCAAAAGGAAATAGAGTATATCAAACTTTTGGGTCAAGAAACTGCCGAATATAAGAAGCAGATGATAATGAACGACAAGAGTATATCCTACAAGGATAAGCAATACTTCTTGGAGTTATTAGAATACGACACCACCATAGCAGTCAATAAGAGAGAGAAAGAGAAACTGCAACTACTAAAAGAGCAGTTGGAAGCAAAAAGGGCGCTTCTGCAAGAGCGAGGCAAAGACCTTAACGAGGATGAAAAAGTCCAACTCGCACAGACTGACTTGCAGATAACACAGCTGGACACCTCCATAATGGAAAACGAAAAGAACAAAGCCAATAAGATGTTCTTGCGTATCGTAGAGGGCTTGGAACCACTCAAAAACATGGTAGAGCAGAACTTGGCAGACTTGGGGTTAGATGCTGTAAGCAAGCAGTTTTCTGACCTATACAGCAAGATTTTACAGCAAGGTAAGGACTTCTCTATGTCTTTCGCTGACTATATGAACACGGCTACTGCGCTGATTAGCGACTTTGCAGGGAAAGCAATAACATCAGGCAAGGAGCGAACGATTGCTGAACTTGATGAGGAATTGGAACGCTCGAAGATGATAACCGAAACAGAGTTAGGATTTATTGACAAAAGACTTGATGCACTTAATGGACTTTCTGAACTTACCGAGGAGCAAATCGCCGAGCGTAACGCCTTGGAAGATGAAGCAATGGTAATCAAGGAACAGCAGATGCAGAAAGAGAAACTGATACAAGCGCAAAAGGCAAGAGCCGAACAAAGGGCGCAGGCACAACAGGCACTGATGAACGGAGCATTGGGAGCAACGCAGTCTATCGCTCAACTTGGTGTTCCTGCTGGTCTCGTTCCTGCTGGAATTGCTCTTGCATTCGGTGCGCTACAAGCAGGACTTATTATGAGTAAAAACCCAGTGCCTCAATATTTTGTAGGAACGAAAAACGCACCACAAGGCTGGGCTTGGACAGATGAGCGAGGCGCTGAAATCCATACCGACAAGCACGGAAACATTAAGGATTTGGGAAGCGACAAAGGTGCAAGGCTGAAATTCTTGGAGCAGGGCGACCGAATTTATACAGCATCAGAAACTCGCAAGATATTAGAGAACATCAAAACACCTGCGCTGGAAGATGTTCTACTATCCAATGGTATTGTTAAGAATATCCAAGTGCCGATGAACATCAACACGCCAGCGATAGACTACGACAAGTTAGCGACTAAAATAGGCGAACAGCAAGACCGAGTGATGAGAAAGTATGATAAGACCAGCGTATTTGAACTTAACGGCTATATATACACCCAAAAAGGCGGACAAATACCAGTGGCAGTAAGCAGAGTAAAGAAAAACAAAAACATCATTAAAATAAAGGGAAATGAAAGGGATTAAGAATATACAATACCAAAGTGGAGTAGGGCAGGTTTTCCGATTAGAAGTACTTACAGGGAAATACGAGGGTATCCACGAAATACAAGAGCCTGATGGCTTTGATGCTTTGGACATCAGCATCGATGTGAACGAGGAATACTACAACATTGACAACTTTATCCTTGGCGAAACTTCCAAGATAAAGATACTGGAATACAACGATAAGGAAGCCTTTAACATCATCAAAGGCGTATATGATGAGCAGGGAGGAGATGGGCAGATTATATTTAAATGGTATGTTGTCCATAATGGCGTGGAGAAAGACATCTTGGGCGCTGGCTTTGAAATAAACCTCAATAAATACCAGCTGAACTACGAAAACAGCCAGCGAGTGATAGAGTGCGAAATCAAGAAGAGGGAAGCACAAAACAAATTCTACACTCGTGAGGATACCACGATAAACCTATTCGCCAAAAAGAATTTGGATGAAAACCCAATACAGCCGATAGGAAGCCGTGAAATCATCTTAAAAGCAGAAGAGGAAAAGATAGAAACCTCTTGGTGGATGAAAGAGTACGAAAAAGAGGAGGATTGGTTTCAGTTCAAAGATTGGATGAAGCGTTATCATTCCGTTCAAAGGTTGGTTAAATACCATATGCCTAAAATACCATTTCCTATATTTTATCTCTCAACAGAAACAAGACAGATTGGACAATACTATAATGTATATGGAGGGTATTTTGAATTTGCAATGAACACCCACCAAAAGTATAGACATCTTAACTCTATGTACAATGTCGTTTATGGTGAATATGGAGTGCCTTTGCTTACTACTAATTCAAATCTCGCAAATGTGACTTTATCTATTTCAAACATTCGATTTAAAGCAAGGCAAGTGTGGGATTACGACATTTTTGACCCTCATAACCTTGCAGAATTAAGAGTAAAAAAGGCAGTTCCTTTAACCTTTCATTTGATAGCAGAAATAGAGTACGGAGGTGGAGGAATAAACCAAAGACATACGCTACACATAGCATCATCCGAGCCTTTGGAAGGAACAGACTTTGGGCATATACAATTCAATAACAAACAGTTTGACCTTGGTGATATTCCAGCAGGAAGTAAGGTTTGGGTATATCTGCACTTTCCAAATGGCATAGAATGGAGTCAGTTCTTTTTTGAAGAAACTCGTGGCTCTATTACCATATCTTCCAGCATTGACAAACTCGGCAGGAAGTCCAAGGTGGTAAGCCTTTTTGATGCCATAGACAAAGTAGCAGAGAATTATTCTGATGGAAAGATAAGACTGGTTTCCAATATCCTCTCGGAGGGAGGAAAATACGCCAATCAATATGTAGCCACAGGGTCTTTCCTGCGTGGCGTGGCGAATATCTTTTTAGGCGAAAACAAAATCAACACCTCGTTCAAGTCGCTATTCTACGAGGGAGCATCGCCACTATTAGCCCTTGGTTTTGATGTTATAGAAAACCAACTGATAGTAGAGGATATAGACTACTTCTTTAAAGATGTTCAGGCTTACGACCTTACAAGCAAAGACTTTGTTCAAGAGAACTTGACCATAGAAAACGACAAGGATATAAGTTATAATAACCTGATATTCGGCACAAAGAAATATTCCACCAAAAAGAAAGGGGATATTTTTAACTTCAACACCAAAATGGAATGTTCCACACCGATAAAGTCGGTTAAAAAGAAACTTGACAAGACTACTGGCTTTATCATTGATGAGTATAAAATCCAAGACCTGCTGGATGATACCAACGACAACACCAACGACAATGATGATGACTTGGTGCTGATAGACACTGTTACAGGAAGTTACATAGACTCTGGTTCTTTCCCTGATGTTGTCCATTCGGATGCTGGGGGAGTGCTGACCCTTACAGCCTCAAAGTCGCCTTGGGATACCCTGCCGTTCAAAGTAGGAGATAAAATCAAAATCGTGGAGGGGCTGAATGTAGGAGAATATACGATACTTGCCATCAAATCCCACACGCTAACCCTTGACAAGCGAGTAGGAATAGAACAAGGGACAATCCTTACCAAGATAGAGCATACCCTGACCGATGTAATCAAGAACAGAAACGCCACAGCAACAGATGGATTTATTTCAGCAGAGGGCGTGAAAAACAAACGAACAGCCGTAAACCTATACCACAATCCTAAATACCATATGAAAAGGTGGTTTCCTCTCTTCGGTGGTGGATTGTCCAAGAAACCTAACGGCGAGAATATCATCGTGACAAATTACAAGAACAACGGCAAAATAGAAGTAGAGCCTGACACGGATAAAATCCCATACCTGCCGAGCGAAGTAGATGTTTTAAATGAAAATATCAGCCTTGAAAGGTTAAGGAAGTCCAGCCGTGTGCTGTTCGGCACGGAAAACATAGAGATAACCCTCACGAATGTAACCTTTGAGGAGTTTTACAATCTCTACAATCGCTGGCGAATAGGCGAGGATATCTACACAGGGGAGAAGATACCGAGCAGGGGGTATATAGATGTTTATATTAGTGGCGAAACTTACAGCATCTATCCATTCGGAACGGAAGCCCTGCAATACGACAAAGGCGCTAACGAGCTAACCATAAAAGGGAAAATCAAAAACTCTAAATGGGGAAGAAAGATATTCGATAAGACATTCGACGACACCTTTGAATAACAAAAAGCCCTGCCACAATCGGCAGGGTTCATTGTGTAAATAAGTCGTCAAACAATAACTACACAACATTTAATAATTCTTTTCCTATATCTTTTATTCCGTTTACAATTCTTTCTCTTTGTTTTGGGCGTGGGTTTCTATGCCCTGACATATAGTGACCTAATTGTTTTTGGTTAATTCCTGTTACCCTTGAAAGCGCTGCACGAGTAAGGATACCATCATATTTGTGCAATATAGCAGATATTTGTAATTCAAATTCTAATTCATAGTCGCCAGCCACAATATAATCAGGCAACTTATCGCCGTCTTCCAAAGATTCTTCTATATGAAATTTAAAAACTTCTGCGAAACTCTTTTTTAATTCTTCTAAATCCTTGTTAGTATCTATCACAACGCCGTTTATACTATCACAAACGGCAGAATAATTGTTTTCTGACCAACCTACTAATACTTTTACTTTTTCCATTTTTATTGTTGATTTTTTGCGGGGCTTATTTCCACCCCGCTTGTTTAAAAATACTGTTTAATAACTCTTGGCTTAATGTGTCACTTGACTTTCCGTTTACTGTTACTTTCCCTTTCTTTTCAGGATGTTTAAATTGTCTGTGACTGCCTTTCTGTGCTTTAAGATACCACCCGTCTTTTTCAAGCATCTTAATAATTTCGCTTACTTTTAATGACTTCATTTGTTTGTTATTGTTTGACAAGTCAAAGATAGTAAAAATTCTATCATTACACAAATATTTCTGCAACTTTTTTCAAAAAATTTTCCCTTAACTTAAAACATAATCCCAAGGTATTCCTTTATTCCCCAAATGCAATACTCCGTTGCGTTCATGTAGTGGTCGTTTCTCTTGATAGGTTTCTCGGTCGGCTGCCCATTGATATATTCATATTCGTAGTTTTGATATTCATTATCAAAGTCGCCATCATCTACATAGTATATTCGTGCTTGATTGATAAAGTCAAACCTTGCCTTATAGGTAGGCTTGGAAGTCGGCACGGCATTGATTGCGTAGAGCGTTCGTAAATCATTGGTTAGACTTATCTCGCTCCCTGGTTCCCTATCGGCACTATCTGCCCAAACAAAGGTTACATTTCCAATCGGAACACCTGCGTATTTAAGATGTTCGCCAAGCGGTCCCTCCATTTGGTTCATCGGTTTGTAAAGAAGTGGGCGAATGTAAAATGATTTATCGCCATCATACATCACTTCCACACAAGCCGTAGGATTAGCAAAGCCATAGTCTAAACCATAGTATTTTCGGTAGCCGTGCTTTGCGACTTCGTTATATTGGTTGAGGCTGATTACTTTCCAATTCTTGTAAATCTTATTCGGTTTTTCGGACTTTTGCCCAAGACCATAAACGAGCCAATGATACTCCGAAGCAGAGCCTACATCTTCGTTGTATCTACACCTTTTTAATTCTTTGATTTGCTTTGTTGTTAGATTTAACGGATTAGCTTCTAAATCGTAGGTTTTGGCGCTGTTTTCGTTGAGAATGTTGGAAGTCACAGCATCACAATACTTTATCGGCTGGTAGGATAAAATCTGCATCCGTTGTTCAGGCAAAATAAACGGATTATCCTTAAATGTAGAGTAACTCACATAGGTAGTTTCTTTGAGTTTCTCCTTTTCTATCCAGTGGTTTTGTTTCGGATTCCAGTCAAAGATGATAACCTTGGAACGCTGGGCAAGTTGCCTGTATACTTCTTCCGAGAAGTTGTAAGGCTCGTTTATCCAGCAGATTGTCTGTGTCATCCCCATTGCATCATCTTCATCATCCAATCCAGTAAATCGCAAGATGTTGCCATTATTCCTGAAAGTCCAAGTGTGGTTGGTCTTATTCTCTACAAGATACTGATAGAGGTTTTCTTCTTCAAGGTAAGCGTCCAACTCTTCTATGGTTATTTCGCCTCGTTCAAATTGTTTCTTCCTTACCTGTGGGTCTTTCAGCCATTCCCTCCAATCTTTCTCCACAATATCCCTGCAACTCTTCTGTGTATCCCTCAGCACTGTTGCTGAGGAAATAGGATTGTTCGCAAGGAAATTATACAGCACTTGGAAGTTACTCCAAGTCTTGGAACTCCTCGAACTGCCCTCCTCAATGATAAGTTTATATTTGTGCTGTGTAGTGTTTCCGTTGGGTATCTTTTCATTTAAAGCGCCCCACACTTCCGCAAACACCTTTGATGCTTTGAATTTTATTTTTTTATCCATGCTTTTTTAAATTAAAAAGCCCCACATCTCTGCGAGGCTCGGTAGCAAATTAATAACTATGAAAAAAATATAATGAATATGGTTAGTCTTCCTCCTGTGGCATTACCACTTCTACCTGAATAGAAGAAGGGATAGTGTTTATTTTGTCCCCTGCTGTTGTAAGGTCTTTCTTGTCTGTCAGCCCCAAATCCCTCGCTATAATGTTGGCGTTAAAGAACCCAGCCACTGCTCCCTCGAACTTATTGCAGTAGATTATTTGTTCTATCTGTGTAATAACCTCGGAAAAATCTTGATTAGGTTTATCTTTCAAATCATCTTTAAGGTCGTTAAAATACTTGGTATTTACGCCTGAAAAAGCACAAAGCCCTTGTAATGTGTAAGGTCTATTGATTGGCACCTCAATAATTGTTCCTGATAGTGAGCCTCCTCTTACAGCCTCTGACTTCATTAGTGGATTGTCATCGCACCACTTAAAGTACTCGCATGCTGTTTCCCACAACTCTTGAGCCGAGCCGAACCTTCTATTTCTTCCGTGCTTCTTGCGTAGTTCCCAATATTGATTTCCTTTTGGCGCTGACATTGTGTTTTTGTTTTTAATTTAAATTCAAATGCTTATCTATTAAGTTTTTCGCTTCATCAAAGCTGTAGCATACAGCCGTATTCCAATTATTGTTACTCAACATAGTTAAGACTTCTAATTGGTTTTTGGTTGGTCTGTTTGGCTTGATTTTAAGCTCTATCGCCAAACCTGAATAATTCTTGTTGGGCTGGAATATGAGTATATCAGGCATCCCTGCCCTTACGCCAAGTCTCTTTAATTTCGCCCCCTGTTGTATGCTGGTCTTTCTCTCGTTAGCGATATGGCAGAACAGCACATTAGGATATTGCAGCCTTAAATAACTGGCTACATTCAACAGCAAACAATCTTCCTTATTCATCCTCACAAATATAGTATATTTTCTTATTTAGAACAAATAAAAATAAGAATAAAAAAGCCCTGCTGGTGCAGGGTGTGGTTGCTTTCATTTTGATTGTTTTTTTTTAGTTAATATTTAAATTTAAAAGCCTTTTTGTGACTTGCTTAGGTCGGTTGTTTTTAATTTAAATAATAGTTGTTATAGTATAGATTAACATAAGTGTTGCCGCCTTCTAATATTTCGCCTGTTACATCACATCTGTCAATTTGTTTGAATTTTTGGGCGATGTTTTTTATTTTTATCACATCTTCGTTCTCTCTTGGGTTGCCTTCTATTTCAAATTTTATTGTAATATCTATATGTGAAGAGTAACCGCAGTACCCTGATTTAATTGATAATTTTCTGTTGTTATAACCAGCTTTTTTTAATTCTTCTCTTAATACTTGTGCCATCTCTTTCGTTGTCATTTTCTTTTTTGATTTAATTGTTATACTTTGTTTTAATTTTCTTGTGCAAATATAATACTTTATTGAAATATAAAACAAATA